TTCTAAATCAGACAATACTTTTTTACCATCGTCTGTTTCAAAAACTTGTTTATAGCTAATTCTTAATGCAGCTATTTGTTTTTCAAAATCTTCTTGTTTTCTTTTTGCTTCACCCATTATTCTGCTTCGGCATTAGCAAGTACTTTTGCTTCTTCAGGTAATACTTTTGCTAGTGGTGCTATATCACCTCCTGCTTTTGCTACTTGTTGAAGTTGTTGCATTTGTGCCATTTGCTCCTGTTGTTCTTGTTTCTGTTGTCTTTCTGCATTCATCTGTGATCTTGGTTTTAAAATCTTTTGTGGAACACCTACAATGTCTGCAAGATGTCTTACAAGATTATCCATATTCACATGATCAAACACAGGAGCTACATTAGCTAAACTTCCCATAATTTCAATAGCTCTCATTATTGATTGTAACTCTGTGGATTTCTGTGCCTTAGCTAATGGTGATACATATTCAATTTCTATATCTTGACCTGATAAGAAATCAGGTGCTGGTCTAAATTGATTCTTTCTAAATAAAATATTGAAAGCTCTATCAATTAAAGGTTTTAATAATTCAGATTGTAGTCTGCCTAATACTGGTCCAAGTAATCTCATCTTCTCTTCGTTTCTCTGTATAACTTCTGTTGCTGTCATTTGTGGACCTTGTTGCATCATAAGTTGATTTACATAAAAAGCATTTCTTATTGAGCTACGTCTTTGCTCTTCCATGTTTAATCCTAATGGTGTGTTTGCACCAATATTTAAAGGTTCAATTCTATCTCTCGTGCCTGCTCTGTAAAAATTTAAACCACCTGGTACAGTTCTGACTGGTAAAATAAATCCATCATCAGGCACAAGTAATGGTGGGTCTACTTGTTTCTGTGCAGCTTTGATTGTTGTTTTAGACATTTCATTTAACATCTTCACATCAGGCAATGCTGTCATCGCAGGTGATCTTCCGTAGATTTCATGTGAAGCCTTGAGGTATCTTGGAACAACAAATGGAAACTCTCTGAATCCTGATACTGATAATTCATCACCGCTTTTGTATTCGATATACACAGATTCAAATGGCATATTAGAACTATCTTGTTTTGTTATATCAAAGTCTGATCTTGGATAAACTGCGTGTATAATTTCTACTTCTTCGTAAGGGTCTTTGTTTGCTACTGTTGTAACTTTAGTTGAAACTTTATCACCAAATCTTTGTATGGCTGCTCTCGCACTAATTTTAAATCTTCTGTAAACTGTATCTATTCTACCTTTACCATCTTCAGCAATATAGATTTCATTAATATGTCTTGTAGAAAATTTTAATAAATCTTCATCATCTTCTTCAATAAACATAGCAGCCGTACCAAACGTGATAAGGTCATGATACAATTCAAATATTTCTTGTTGAAAGTTAGAACGATTAAATGCTGTATACATAACATCGGTTGCAGACTCTAACCATTCTTTTGCTTCATCTTGATCATCCATTTCTGAATTTTTAAAACGTAAAGAAAACCAAGGTGTAGAAGGATTGGTTAGCATACCATGTAATGATGCTGATAATAATTCTACCGCTTGTAAAGGTGATGAATCAAAAATACGTTCTGTTCTTTTGTCACCTCTTGATCTTGTTTTAGTCACATCTGCTTTTCTTGGCATCATAAAGTCTGCCACTTCTTGCCAGTGTGTTTCCCAATTTTGTCTTTGAGATGTTAATCTGTCAAATCGTTTTAATAATTTTTTTGTTAAATCTGTTTTTGCCATTACTGTCCTAATAAACTTCTTCTTCCTAATGTTATTGTTTGTTCTTCAACACCCATAGGTCCTGTCATAATTGTTGCCGATCTACCTCTTCGCTTTGTTCTTCTGCTATCGTAACCATCCATGCTAGTTGCTGTTGCTTGAGAAACTTCTGCTTGAGTTGGTGCAGGTGCAGGTGCAGGAGGTGGACTTGGTCTTCTAGGTCTTAAAGGTTTTGGTACTGCTCCTCCCATTAGTATCCTCCTAGTAAAGTTTTCTTTTCTGTTTCAGCTTCTTCTTGAATACCAAGTGGACTTGTTAAAATTGTAGACCTTCGACCTTTTCTTCTTCGTTCCGTATCTCTTTGTTCTTTTGCTATTCTATCTTTTTCTTCTTGTGATAGTTCTGTGCTTGGAGCTGGTGGTAAAGGTTGCACTGGTGGCAACGCTGGCATTTTAGGTGAAAAAAGTGATCCCATAATTATATTATCCTATATTCATTTTCTGCTACACTTTGTGGTGCTGTTTGTCTAGTGTCTAATTCTTGTAAACCTACAGCTAAATATCTCATCGCATCACACGCATGAGACGACCAGTCGTGTACAGGCTTTGATCGGAACATACGATTTTTATCTATATACTTCCGATGATAATGTCTTAACGCATCTATTAGCTTTTTGCAATGGTCAGTATCAATCCAACATCTCGGAAGCACCATAGTTGTAGCGTGTATACCATCTTCTAAAGGTATTTTTGGAACAACCTTAAACCTGATACCTAGCTGATAAGCTACTTCTCGTCTTGTTTTACCATTACTAAAATCAGTAACTTCTATGTCATGCGGAGCAAAATGATCTTTATAAACGTAATCTTTATTTTTTATAAGTTGAATATAGTGCGGTAAGCCTTGACCTCTCTCTTCATGATAGTCGATAATATTAATCGCTTTACCTAATTGTTGATAAAAAATAATACTGCTATGATCTGAGACTCCTAAATCCCATGATGTAGAGACAGGTAAACTAGGGTCATAGGGTACTCGTGCTACCTGTTTTTTATCTTCCATTTTTGCCAAGACATCTGCGTAGATCGCACCTTCAATGTTTGCAATCCAATCACATTCAAACTCTTGCATATACTTCTTCTCACCCATAACCTCTTTTGCTTTGACCAACTCTTCGTTATCTACAATCTTTGTTTGTGATGCTTTAGCTTTATAGTTAAACCAATCTTCAGCTCCTTGTGCATGTTGATACAATTCATAAAAATTATTATTCATACCTTGCGGAGTCCCAATAAAAACACAGTACCCCTTTCTGTCGGATAGTGCTGGTCTTATAATCTCAGGAAATAATCTTTCGTTTACGTTTGCATACTCATCAATCACACAACCATCAAGGTATATCCCTCTTAAACCATCTGAGTTCTCTGAGCCTAGCAAAGTAATACGAGAGCCATTCGGTAAATCTACACGAAGCTCTGTTTCGTTGAACTTGGTGTTTGGAATCTTGGCGGTAAACTGTTTCATGTAATCCCAAGCGATTGACTTAGCTTGTTTAAATGTTGGTGCAATGTAGGCAAATCTTGGGTTTTTTTGTTTCGATATTAAGGCAGAACGTATCAAGTGATTAATCATGCACACAGTCTTGCCGAACCTCCTATGGCAAACTAATACATTCCATCTAAACCTTGATATTTCTCTATGAAGAAAAGCCTGATGCTTTCGTGGCGTATAAGGTATCTTAATCTGCATAATCTTTTAGTGTATCATCTTTGATGGCATATCTTCCGTCACGCTGCCATAATCAAAATTCATTAAACTCATAGCATAACTAGCAAACATTTCAGCTGCTTCATTGTTAGGTAAGCCAAATATCTTTATGACCAAAGTGTGTTTCTTTGGATCAATGTATACTACTGAAGTTAAATCATCTTGTATGAAGTTCCACATATCATACTACATATAGTAATTATTCTTATAATGAAAGGATGGTCTGCCAAGGTGAATAAGTGGCTGTTTGTGTAAGGGTGTCCTCGAGTCCCATGATATATACGTATATAACAGCGACCGCGTTCGTGGGTATAGGGGGGGTCTAGTATTTGTAAAATATGGCAACACTACGGCAATATTACTATTAATAATTTATGATTACCGATAACAATACTTATCGGAACATTATTTTAAAGCTGATTGTGTCTTAATTGTGTCCGCTACTTATATTGCGAGAGATTGTGGCGTGTCGCTGATGATAAGAATTGCAACTATTCAACTCTTTCAATCTTAACGTACTTCAACAAGTCATGTCGTTTTTTATTTTGATATGAAACTCTTATTACTTCACCTTCTTTAAATTTGCTGTTTAATTGTTTCAATAATTTTTTATAGCTCATCGCTTTTAATTGTTCCTGGTTGCCTTGCTCATCTTCAATATTATAAATAAACTTCATGTTGCATAAATACCACGTGTTGTAATTATATCACACTAATATCTTGACCCATTTTGAACACTAATATGATTGTAGTTTATATTTATTAGTTTACCAATATGGTAATGACAACAAAAACAACAAAGGATAAAAATGATAAAATATACAATACACTCTAAAAAATGGAGAGATAAGGTAAACGGAAATACTTATCATTCTGTTAGAATAATCAACAATGAAAATCACGAGGGAATAGTAGCTCCATTTCAATATGGATATGGATCTCAGTTTTTACAATCTGCTAGTGATGTTATGATTAAAAAAGGTTGGATAAAAGAAAAATTAAAAGGAACAGATTTTTTAAATATCCACATTATAGATCAAGATGATTGTAAAAAAAGAGATGTTATAGAATGGGGAAACAATGAGAGGAAAAAACAATGAACAAAAAACAAATAATGCATAATAAAATACAAAAGCATGGCGACAATCTAAAAGCTATTTTTAACCTGAATATTGACAGTGTTAAACTATGCAAACAACTATTTAGATTAGAGAATAAAGCTCATAGATTAGCAGAAGATTATTGTAATGGTATTACTGAAAATATTGAGAGTGATACTAGTAAAATAATTGACAAAGTTAAAAAAATTTTAAACACCAATGAAGTCTTTTTTAATGGAGATCCTAGGGGTTATGCTCTTAAATTATGTGATCAATTCAGTAAAGATAAGAATATTCATAAAGATTGGGGTGGTTATGGAATAATTGCACCTGATTTTAGAGAATATATTTAATTGACAATAAAACCAAAATGGTTAAAATAAATATAAAAACAAACAAGGGGAAAAAATGATACAAGCAATATACTTCGGACTATGCTTTGCAATAATGTTCTTAGGATTAATCATAGCTATACATATTCACACATGGATTGGTCTTAGTATTATGATCTTATTCGGCATAAAGTTTATGCTACAACTACCAAACAACGAGGGGGGAAGATGATTAAATATAATGCAATAGACGAAAACAACATTCCAAGGGTTTTTGGAATAGGTAAGAACGACTATGAAGCTAAAAAACAATGTCAATTAGCTTTAAATGAATATATAAAATCTAAACCAAGTAAATTTAGATATTATTATTCAAAAATAAAATATAAAATAGTTAAGGAGGGGGAAAATGACAAATAAACTATCTCAATGGTTCATTGACTATATGAACGATAAAAAATGTAAGACGTTTAATCAAGGTGGAGTTGATTTATCCAACAACGATCCTCAAGATAATTGGTCAGCTCTTAATCCATTTAGAGATAGTACAATTCTCTCGGATAAGGTTATAAAGTTTATTAATGAAAAGAATTTATCAGGTATCAAATCAAGTATGGATCTTGTTGAAGAACAATCTGATAAGGCAGCTAAAGAACAACGAGAGCTAAACACAATAAAGGGGGATAAATGAGTAGCGAGAAGAAAAATAATAAATGGGAATGGGAAAGTGTAAGAATAAACCTTACAGACCCTAATGGTGAAACAATAACATTAAATAGTTTAGATTTATCTGATTATTGTAATACTGTTATATATGATGAAATACAGTTTTATGTTGATAATAAACAGGGAGAATTAAAATGAGTAGCAATAAACAATTAATCTGCGAATGGTGTGAGGGTAAAGGATATTATAATTTATCATCTACCTATGATGATGTTCATTCAAGAGTTGAATGTACATACTGCTTAGGTGGTGGAAGTGAGGTGTCAGATGAGTAGCGAGAAGCAGATAAAACAATTAAAAAAAGAAGTTATGTTTTATACTGATTTTCAAATGCGTGTTTTAAAAGCTGATTACGATCAGATCACGTTTAGTAAATCAGATATTGAACAAACTTTTAAAGAGTTAAAAGAATTTATTAAACATAAATTTAATAGGTTAAAATATGTCAAGTGAAAAGCAATTAATATTAATTATAATTACTTTTGTTGTTGTCATGGGTTGGCAATGGTACAAAGATAAAAAAAGAAAAGACGATGAAAAATTACAAAGACACTTATCAAAATACTTTGATAGCAAGTGGTAAAGATAATTTAGAGGAGTTAGCTAAGCTAACAATACTAAATATATTGAGTGTGCAAGGTGTTATATATACTCATTATAAAAACAAACAAACAAAGGGGAACGATGAACAAAAGAGTAATAGATTTTTTAAAGAAATCTACATTGGAAGATAAGGTTGATATATTAAATCATATCTTATGGAGTGATGACACTTTTTTTTATATGCACAGTGATAAAAAAAAATGTGGTTTTGACATACCCATAGATATGAATGCTGAATATCCAACAAGAGACGCAGGGTTAAATGGTTTAAATATACAAATTAATCTTGATCTTGATAAAGCTGAAATGACTTCAGGTGATTATAAAAAGAAAATTAAATTAAATAGTTTCAAAGTTTAACTATTCCTTTGGTGGTGTAAGTACAGTTTCGGCTGTACTTACATCAATAAGATCAGGGGTATCTTCCCATGTTATAGTCATACGTTGATCTATATTCTGTTTGATAGGTTTGTTATCTGAATATAAATCTGTGAGCTTACCAGCAAGATACTGAATGAACCTAGTTTTTTCTCTGATCCATAAGATTTGGTTTGGGTTTTCTACTTCTTGATGATTAAAGACTTGCAGCAACTTATCAATCAAAGTCTGAATACCAATCTTCCTAGCTTCTGATACCCTACTATTTAAGTCGGGATTTTTTTTTAAGATAGCGTAAAACTTCATCAAGCTGATACGTGAGGGGTTGAGCTTCTTGTCCTTTAGTATTTCTGTTAGAGTTAAACCTTCGATAAGATTGCTTTCTATAATACTTAGATCGTTCTTGATTTGTAATTCTTGGCTTGACTTCTTTGTAGTAGTAGCTGCTGACTTCTTCATGGGTTTTGTCTCTGAATTGGTAGAGCTTGGAGAGTTGTTTGATTCTTGTGTCATCTGTATAATTTGTATTCTTAAAACCTAAAACATTTTGGTAGCCATGATATTTACACTTATACGTACCATTAGCAAGAGG